CCCCGCCCGCCCCTGGCAAGCGAACTTTCGGTTGGTGATAGTCGCCGATCACCGTGGTGTTGATATTGCCGTACCGGTCGACCTGCGCCGCGCCGAGAAAGCCCACGTCGATGCGCCCGCCCTGCAGCCAGTAGCGGAAGATCTCGCCAGTGGGCACCACGGTATCGGCGGTCTCGGCCAGTTCGCCGTCGCCGATGGACAGCGGCAGCACCGAGGGTTTGGCGCCGATGGGGCCGGATTCGTAGATCAGCACCACGTCCGGCGCATGGGTCAGGCGCGCCAGGTTGGCGGCCTTGGACGGCAGGCCGATACCGACGAAGCAGACGCTGCCATTGCCGAGGCGACGCGAAGCGGCCACCGTCATCATTTCGTTGGTGGTGTAGGTCATCACTGGGCCTCCTGCTGCGCGGCCAGTTTGGCCTGGAATGCACTGAAATCGGCGGTGTCACGGATGAATTCATCGATCCAGGCGGTAAAGGACTCGCGGCTGCGGGCAATCGGGTCCCATGCCTGATAAAAGCGGTTGTCGCGCTCGTAGTAGCCATGGGCGTAGGACGGATGCGCTCCGCCCGGCACCAGGCAGACGGCGCTCAGCGCCCAGGTCGGCAGCACGCAGGCGTTCATTGGCGCGTCGAGGTCGTCGACGATTTCCTCGACGGTGACGATGCAGCGTCTGGCCGCCAGTGCCGCTTCCTTCTGCACGCCGAGGATGCCGCTGATCAGCACGTTGCCCTTGCGATCGGCCTTCTGAGCGTGGATCACGGTGACGTCCGGACGCACGCTGGGTACCGCCGCCAGCTTCTCGCCGGTGAAGGGACAGTCGATGAACTTGATCATCGGGTTGACCTTCGGCAGGTCTGAGCCGAGATAGGCGCGCAGCACCGCGAACGGCAGGCCCGAGGCGCCGGCGACGTAGGCGTTGGCCAGGTCGGCGTGGCTGTGCTCTTCGATCTCCAGCGGTTGCGGCCACTGCTTTTCCACCGCATCGCGCAGGCGGTGCAGCGAGCCGACGCCGGGATTGCCACCCCAGGAGAAGATCAGCTTCTTCGCGCAACCGGCACCGATCAGCAGGTCGTAGACCAGGTCGGGCGTCATGCGCACCAGGGTCAGGTCCTTCTTGTCCTGACGGATGAGCTCGTGGGCGGCAGCGGTGGGAATCAGGTGGGTGAAACCTTCGAGGGCGACGGTATCGCCATCCTTGACGAAGCGCTCGATCGCTTCGCCAAGGGAAAGAAGCTCGGCCATGGGTCAGTCTCTTGTGGTTGTGGAGTGCACCCGCTATTCGGTGCCTGCAATCCACACTAACCACGGCCTCACTGTGGAACAATCCGATAATCGATTAACCGTTCGATAATCGAACACAATGATTTCAATGTCTCGACCGAATTCTCGCCAAGAAGTCAGTGAAACAACCGCGTACTCAACTCCTTGCTTGCCTCCAGCAGCACCGGCAGGAAGCGCGTTTCCAGCTCCTGGCGACTGACGCGTCCGGCGTGGGTCCCCACATTGAGCGCCGCCAGCACCTGTCCTGCCGAATCCTTCAGCGGCACGGCCAGCGAGCGCAGGCCTACCTCCAGTTCCTGGTCGATGATCACCCAGCCCTGCTGACGAATCTCCATGATCGCCGCACGAATGGCCTCGGGTGTATGCAGGGTGCGGCTGGTCTTGATCTGCAGATCGGCGTGCTCCAGATAATCGTCCAGCGCCGCATCGTCCAGAGCCGCCAACAGGATCCGGCCCATGGAGGTGCAGTAGGCCGGCAGACGGCTGCCGACGCTGAGGTCGACGGAGATCAGCCGCTGCGGCGTCGCCGAACGTGCCACGTACAACACTTCATCGCCTTCCAGCGTGGCCATCGAGCAGGCCTCGTGCAGCTGATCGCTCAGCCTGTCGAGAATCGGCTGCGCGGTAACCGCCAGGGGCGTGGAAGACAGGTAGGCATGCCCCAGGGTCAGCACCTTGGGCAGCAGCGAATAGGTGCGGCCATCGGTGGTGGCATAACCAAGCTTCATCAGGGTGTACAAGCAACGGCGCACCGCGGCGCGCGGGATCTCGGTGCGGTGGCTGATCTGCGCGATGGTCAGATGCCGCTTGCGCTCCTGGAAGGCGTGCACAACCGCCAGGCCGCGGGCCAGCGAAGTCATGAAATTCGGATCGCCGGCGAAGGCTTCGATACGCTTGGCCGGCGAGGCGACGATAGGCGGCACCAGAAGCGGTACGCCGGAGCGAGAGTCGTCGGTCATGGGAACACCTTGTCGAAGGCAGGCGTTCGATTATCGTCCGGCAATTCGATAATCGCAAAGCACGCCAGACGTCATGCCACGGCGGCGCTGCAACGTCATTAATAACGGCGAGATGGTTTTAGCTGATTCAAAGAAGACGCGGCGCTGACGTATCGCCCAGGGCTTGGAAAGGCCGCAGGCACGAATCAGCCGCCGGCCTGCCTTCGCTTCAGCAGCCCCGGCCGCAGCGCGGCGATATCGAGTTCGATTGCGCTGATCAACCCGGCTACCTGGGCTCTGCTCAGCGATAGCCCGCAGGGTATGCCGGTAAGCACCAGCGACTCCCCGGTGCTCTCGTCCATGAGCATGGCCTGTATGGTTCGAGGGGAATCCATCCTGGCCACGAATAACAACGGGCTGAAGTGGTCGCGTACGAGCGCTAACGCCTCGGGTTGTCTAATGAGCTTCATCGCGACAAATCCTTTGCCTGGGGAATGAAGTATAGCGACATGACAGTACTTTCAAGTTGCACTCTTCGGCTGGAAAAGACGGAACCTGAAGACCTCCATTCTCGCCATCCAGAAACGCCGAAGGCCCCGGAATACGGGGCCTTCGCTTGGCGATATGGCGGAGGAGGTGAGATTCGAAATCATCGCCTACCCTGCCGCACGACGCATAAACCGGGCGTTTCACGTTTCAAGGTGGCGTTTTGGGAACAGTTTGGGAACGTTTCGGGAATATCGGAAGCGCAGAGGCCGCGTAATTAGCGGCCTGCCGCGTGGTTTGGCGGGGAATGAGGCGTTACAGGCCGAGGCGTTGCTCGATGATGCTGGTCATGTCGGTGGCGTCCTGGTTGATCCACCTGCCGTAATGCCGAAGGATCATTGCCGTCGAGGTGTGGCCCATCTGCGCCGCGATCCAGTCGATCGGTACCGCGCAGCTGGTCAGCATCTGGCTGGCGAAGGTGTGGCGGCAGTGATTAGGGCCACGGTGCCGCACGCCGGCGCGTTTGAGGTGCGGCAGCCACCAGCCGTTGCGCAGATTATCCGCAGTCGAATAGGCCGCGTCGGTGTGCGAGTTGTGGAAGACGAACCGCACCAGCTGCCGGCGCTTCGTCCGGTTGTCGCGGTCGGTGACCTCGATCTCGACCGGTTCCAGGTCCTTCGTCCGCTGCGCCTGATCGCGCAGCGCCTCCAGGGCCGGCTTGAGCAGTTTCAGCTTGCGCGTCGAGCGGCGGGTTTTCGTCACCTTGTAGGCGCTGCGCACCCTGGCCCGCTTGAACGTCACCTCCCCCGTGTCGAGATCCACGTCCTCCCAGGCCAGCGCGATCGCTTCCGACACGCGCGGCCCTGCCCAGATCATGAACTTGATGAGGTTCAGCTCCTGCGCCCGATCGGGCGATTCCGCGCTGAGGATGGCCTCGATCTCCTCCCGCGTGAACGGGTCAGGATCTTCCGCATCCGGTTGGCGAATGACGATACCCTCGGTCGGGTCATACGCCGCCTGGTTCTTGGTGCGATACAGCTGGAACACCTGTCGGGTCAGCGCAACGATCTCGCGCACCGTCTTGCTGTGCAGCTTCGGCATCAGCACCTTCTGCACCCAGGCCTGCATTTCAAGGTAGGTGATGCTCTCGACCTGCCGTTCGCCCCACTGCGGCCTGATGTGGTTCTTGATACGGCTCTCGTGGCTGCGGATCGCAGACGGGGCCAGCTCGTTGCGCTTGATGTCCAGGAACAGATCCAGCCAATGGGAATACGTCCCCGACTTCACCTTCGACGAGTCAGGAAACCAGCGGGCGTACACGAAGGTACCGGCCTTGATTTCGTGCCGAATGATTGCCGCCTGCCGTGATGCCCGCTCGATCGTGCCCGGCGTCGGCTCGCCCGGAAATGGCTCCTTGCAGAGCTTGCCCTCATACCGAAAGTAGATCCGCACGGCCTTGCCGCGGACCTCAACGCCATCTGCCATGTGCGCCCCCACGCCGTTGCTGAGGTGGGCACCGTACCGCCGCCCCGCCCTCTGCCATAGAAAAAGGCCCGTTGCCGGGCCTCGAATTGTCGAATGTGATTTCTAGGTCAGCCACTCCGAGCGGCGGCGCCATTGGCGGCGCATCTCCTCCACCAGGCGCTCGGCGCTGGCCTGGCCGCGCTTCTTCGCGATCATCAGCGTGAGCTCCTCGATGCGCTCGCGCGTGGAGTAGCCATTGCGCAACCAGGTGCGGGCTTCGCATTCGAGCATGTGCTGACGGGTATCATCAGCCATCGCCAACTTCCTCCCAGTAGAAGCACAACGCCTGCTCGGCTACCAGATGCGGCTGAGCGCTACGGCGCGCCATCGCCACGATTTGCGCGACAGCGGGATCAACCGAGCGGTGAGTCAGCCGGTCGAAAACCGAGCGCAGCCGTTTGGCGTTTGGGTGCAGGCGTGCCGCCAGCACCATCGAAAGCAGCACGTCCAGCTTGCTCAGTGGCCTGGCGCCAACCCGCCACCAGCGATGGGGCTTTCCCACCGCCGCACGCTCGCGCACCGCCTCGCCGGCCTTCTCCAGGGCAACCAGCTCGGCGCGCACCTTCGCAACTGGCAGCCCAGTGCGTTGTGCCAGCTCGGCTACCGTTATGCCCTTCGGACTGGACAGGTAACGCAGCAAATTCATTGCGCACGCTCCTTTGCCCTCAGCGCTTCCGGGTGTACGAACAACTCCACCCCACTGCGCAGCAGGTCGCGCTGGGTCTCGCGAAGCAAGGTCGGGTCCAGGCCCAGCTTGCGCGCCAGGGCCTCGGCGGCCCAGCGGGCGCCCATGGTGTTGCTGGCGGTGCGCTTGTCGCCGCGCACGGTGGCGACGTATGTGCCAGTGGTGAAGCGGGTGCGGATTTCAACGGGCATAGCGGCAGCCTCCCTGGGCTTTCTTGGCGGCGAGGTTGGCCATGTAGCTGGCCCACTCGTCCCGCTTGAGTTGCTGACGGATGCGGCTGCAGGCGGCGTGCTTGCGGGTGGAGCGGGCCTTGCCACAGATGTCGCAGATGTTGGGCAGGTTAAGCCGGTGGCTGGCCATGGTCGGGCGGGTACGGGCAGTGCTAGCCTTGGCCCCGCCTTCCGGATGGTGATGTGCTTGCATGGTGCTTCTCCTTGGGGTTGGTCAGGCCCTGGTGAGTTGCCGCTCACCGGGGCCTTCTTGTTTTCAGCGTGCGATCAGCAGGAACAGGTCCGGCAGGTGGTTGGCTGCGGTCAGCAAGCCGGCCAGGCCGGTACCGACCCAGCCGGTCATGGCCAAGCGTTCGCGCAGGGTGGGTTTGTCATCGTCGTCGTAATGCACGGTGCTTCTCCTCGGTAAATTCATGGGTGCTAAGAGGGCAGGCTTTCAGAAGCGGTAAACCCTTCTGCCATTCACGATCCTGTGAGAAACGCCACTTTCTCTCAGCGTCCTACCTGCCCGTACTTGATAATCTCTAGCTGTCGGCCAACCAATCAGCTGCAACAATTCCGTAACAGTCATTTCCCGGCCAATCGGTTTAGGAAGCTCAGCGATTGCCTTGGAAAGCTCGTTGCCACCTGCCTTGAGAGCCACCTTGTGGAAGCCGCGCTCTTTGCCTGTGCGATAGGGCACAAATCCGAATTTGCGCATGGACTGGCTGAAGCGCTTAAGGCTGCCGGCGTCCTCGCCCGCCGCTTCGGCGTAGCGTCTCCAGCTTTCGAATAACGCCCCGTTTGGCGCAGTTAGCCCTTGGGCTGTGTGGCAACACTCGGCGAGCCAGTGATTGAGCAGGCCCGTTTCCTTTTTCGGGGCCGGCGCCCGCATCAGCGCGAGCGCTTCGAGGTATTGGGTAATCACGCTGCGGTCAGGCCTGTAGTAACCCGCCTTGACCAGAGAGGAATGAACAACTGCAGTCGCTACCTTCAGCGCAGGCGTGCCGACCAATAAACGCTCTTGATAGAACAGGTGCACCTTGTCGCCAGTGGAATAGAGGTTGCTGCTTGTCTCTCTGAGTGCACGCTCAACGTCTTCGATGCCCATCTGATATTTGGTGGTGCGCTCGATGGGCACCGCATCGTCTGGCGCCTTCCTGATGAAGTTCAACCCGCGAGTTACGCATGCACGCGCCGCCTGATCGTCGCCCAATGCGAACCACTCTCCGCAGCGGCGAACATCCTTCAGCGCCGAATGCAGCGCTTGCTCTTCCTGGTACGCGTCAATCGAATCGAAAAGGTCAAGAATTGTGACGGGCACGCCTGAGCTGTTTTCAATCTGTGCTCGACGGTCTTCCGGATTGATACTGATGCCGATCTTGTACAGGCCAAAGTCGTTACGCATCAGGTAGATCTTGGCGGGGGTGTCGATGGGTAGTTGCACTTGCGCATTCATCGCCCGGCCCTCTCGGGGTTCTGGAAGATCCAGCACTTCACGGTCGTGCCGCGCTGGGTCAGGGTGTTGTTGCGGCGGTTGAAGGCGGCGCGCACGGCGCTGTCCACCGATTTGTTGTGCTCGATGTATTTGCGCGAGCGGCTGTTGGGCAGCAGGTTGCGCAGGGTGCCGACGTCGGCCAGCTTCTGTTTGTGCTCGGCGGCGCGTTCGGCGAATTCGTTGAGGTTGATGGCGATCAGGTCCGGCTTCTTGCTGTGGTCCACCACCGGGTCATCGCTGAGGCTCTGCAGGTAGTCGAACACCTCCCAGAACTCGGCCACCTCGCTCGGGTCGGCGTTGACGGCGCTCTGGCGCACCAGGGCCATGGCCGTGAGCTCGCGCTGGGTGGCGGCGTGCTGGCGGTCGGTCAGCGGCACCACCAGGCGCAGCGCATCGAGCAGGGCCAGCAGCTGGGCGTGGTTCTTGATGATTCGCTCGATGCGGATCTCTTTCAGCTCGCGCAGGGCCTGCTCGTGCACCTTCACCTGGGCGCGGAAGGTTTCCAGCACCTTCGACTCGGCCCGGGTGGCCATCAGCAGGAAATGACTGACGTCCATCGCGCCCAGGTGGTTGAGGTTGTCCGCCGCCGCGCGGCTGGCGTCTGTCACCTGGGGGCGCACGAAGTGCAGCTTGACGATACGGGTGAGGATCGCCTCGCTGGCCGCCACTGTGGCGTTCTGGCTGATGACGATGGCGCCGCGAAACGGCGGCTCGTAGGTTTCGTTGCCGGCAGTCTTCACGCCGGTCACGCCCAGGGTGCCGCCGTTGAACAGCGGCTTGAGCTCGTCCCAGTCGTAGGCTTTGGCCGCGCCACGGTCGTTGTCGCTGCGGTCAGCCTCCAGCAGTACCAGCGGCATGCCGGACACCTGCCCCATCCAGCGGCGCAGGCCCGCCTTGGACATTTTCGAGGGGTCTTTACCCTCTTCGTCCGGCCTGCCGAACAGCTTCCAGAGGAACATCAGCAGCGTGGATTTGCCCGCGCCCGCCTCGCCGGTCACCTCCAGGAAGCAATAGCTCTGGTATTCGTCGCGGATCTGCTCGGCGAACAGCGAGCCGAACCAGTAGGCCAGCGCGACGATGCCTTGGGTACCGAAGCAGGTCCACAGCCAGTCGAGCCACTCGGTGCGGTAGCCCTCATCGGTACGGGCGATTTCCAGGCGGATCGACTTCTGCAGGGTCTTCAGGCGCAGCTGCTTGAACTCGAAGTAGTCCTCCTTGTTGGCCTGCTCGACGAGGCCGCCACGCACCGCCAGGTCGCCGAACACGTAGCAGCCGTGTTCCTTGCTGTAGCCGATGTAGTCGATGGTCTTGACGGTTTTCAGCGCGAAGAGCTGGTCCTTCATGATCTTGTCGAGCTGGGCGCCGGTACCGGTGAACACCGCGCCGGCGGCCATGCCCAGCAGGCGCTTCTTGAACTCAGATGCCGCCGCCACCTGGCCACCGGTGAAGGTGTTACGCACGGTGGGTTCGTCGTGCGGGAAGTCCACGCGGAAGTAGTACCAGGATTCGTCGGTGATCTCGTTGCGCTGGAAGTACAGGGCCTGCGGGTAGCAGTTGGCGATTTCCACCACGCAACCGCTCTGGCGCAGCGCCTTCTCGGTCATCTGCCGATCGTTGAGCAGCTTGTCGTCGTGGTGCTCGCTGTCCTCCAGGGCCTGCTTGGCCTTGTTGAATTTCTCCAGATCCAGCTTGAACCAGTACATCCGGTTGCCGAAGCCGAAGTGGAATTCGTGCCGCTCGCGCCATTCGTACATCAGCGTGGCCTTTTCGGCGGCGCTCTCGGCGATCAGCAGCGAGCCCTGGTAGCGGGCTTCCTTCAGGTCGGCTTCGACCTGCTCGGCGCGCTTGTCCTCGTCCAGGAACATCCAGCGCTGGTGCAAGTCGTTCCAGTCGGCCTTGCGGTCGCGCTGCGGGATCTGCGCGGCTTCGCAAGTAAAGCCGAGCTCGCGGGCCTGTTTCACCCAACGGCGGGTGTAGCGATGCGCACCCGGCTCGTTGTCCAGCGCCCAGACCAGCCGGGGCAGCTTCTTGCCGGCGTCCGCGCAGGCCTTGGCCAGCGCCTTGAGCGACTCGGCCGGAAAGGCATTGCTGCTCATGGCGGACACGGCGTCGATGTCGTGATGCAGCAGCGCGATGGCGTCGAAGATGCCCTCGACGATCCACAGTTCGCTGACCTGCAGCAGGTCAAGGCTCGGCGGGCACCACCAGTAGCCGCGCATGGCCTTGCCCGGCGCGAAGCGTGCCTTCTGTTTGCCGAAGCGGTGCGGCCGGTCGATCAGCCGTTCCCAGTAGCTGCCACCCTCGAGCGGGAAGCGCACCGTGGCCGAGCCGATGCCGAGTTCGCGGCTCCAGTAGTTCTCCTGGGTGTACCAGCCTTCGATCAACTCCAGGTGAAAGCCGCGGGCGTGCTGCAGGTAGCTCTTGACGGTGGCAGTGGGCTCCTTCTCGGTGGCCGGCGCGCGCTTGCTCCAGTCGTCGAACAGGTCATCGAACAGCTCCTTGACGTGCCACTGCTCGCCGCACTTGCTCTCGCGGCCGCACTTGATGAACCAGGGTTCGTCGTAGCGGCTGAACAGCTCCTTCTTGTCGCAGGAGGGGCATTTGCCGCCGCGCATGTAGTCGGTACCGGTGCGACGCTTGAGACCGTAATCGCGCTCCAGCCGGGCCAGCACCTCGGTGCGGATTTCGTGGGGCATGGATTTCATGCGTCCGGCCCCCACATGAAGACGCGGGTCTCGTTGCGCAGCGCCCTCGATTGCTCGACCGTGATGACGTCGCATTCCATCAAGGCGGCCAGATAGCCCCCGATGCGGGTGACCATGCGGTGTTTCTCGTCGTAAAGGTCGGCTTCCTTCAGGTCGCTCAGCAGCTGCTTGAAGATGTAACGCGCCGGATCAGCCGCCAGGGCCTCGCACAGGGGCATGGGGCTGTTCATGAACGCACCTCCCCGACCTGCTTCACCAGCTCGCGCATGGTGCGGTTCAGCCCGGCGATGTGCGGGTGGTCCTCGAGGATGCGTTTTCCGCGCAGGCCCTGGGGCGTGTAGCGGTATTTGTCGTCATACCAGCATGCCGCCATCAGCTGCTCATACTGGCTGGTCAACCAGCGCAGATAGGCGTCGGCCTGGGCGGGCTTCAGCTGGATTTCAATAGAAAGGTTCGTGCTCATGGGGCCACCGTTCGGGCGCAACTTTCCCCTACCCGCGCCAAGGCGGGCATGGGAATGGGTCAGTTCAAGGGGTGATCAGTGAGTGGCTGCTGCAGCCAGGGGCGCCGCGGGCGGCTGGAGCCGCGCCGGCAGGTGGCGGCAAGGGATTAATACCGTTTCGCCCGTCAGAAAATGCACCAGGCCCACGGTGGTGGAATCCCCCGTGCCGTAGTCGATGCCGATCACCGGGCGCTTCAGGCATTCCAGCTCGCTCATGGCCAGGTGCACCAGGCGGTCGGCCATGAAGGCCGGCACATCCATCGCGTTGACCAGGTAGCTCACGCCGCGCTCGAACAGCTTGCCGTCGTCGGTCAGGTGCTCGCCCTGGTGGCGTTGCAGGAAGTGAAGCGCCGCCCGCTGCATGCTGCTGCGGTACTCCTGGGCGTCGCATGCTGTGTTGGTTACAGCAGTGATGGTGTTCATGCGTTGGCTACCTCCGGTTCCATGTGGTCAAGCAGGTCGAGTTGGTCGGTTTTCGGGCGGCTGTCGCGCAGCGCCTGCATGCGTTGCACCGAGGGCGCAACAGGCAGCACCACGCGGGGCTGGTCCAGGCCGGAGGGGCTAAGGGCGTAATCCCAGCTCAGCGAGCCGCTGTAGGTCGCACCGCAGGCGATGTTCAGGCACTGGGCGTACATCGTTTTGTAGGTCGGCGTCTGCGCCTCGCTGTTGCGGATGCGCATGCGCTCACCGCAGGCCGGGCATAAACACTTGTAACCACCGTTATGGGCAACGCTCACTGCTTCCTCCCCCGCCGCCAGTCGCGGCTCCGGCCTGGGCCGGTGAATACTGGCGCCCAGGGCGCCGACTGCTTTGCCAACCCCGCCCGGCTTATCGCGGGCTGAGGGCGTACTACTTTGTTGCGCTATGCCTGTGCGCTGAACAGATCAGGCGGAGGCTGCACGCTGCGCCCCACGCATTCCATCGCCGGTGCCGGAATGGCGAGCTGGTGGCAATGCTGGGTGAGCTGCGCATACAGCGTTGCGCGGATGGCCGGCACGGTTTCTGCCTTGAGCTGGGCGATCAGCTTGGGAATCTGCCGATGCATCGCCAGCTGGTGGTTCATGCTGAGATACGAAGCGCCTCGGCTTTCGCGCGCCTGGCGCTCCATGGCGATGAAATAACGGCGAACCTGACGGCCCTGATCATTGTTCTCGACCATTGCGAGCTCCTTCGCCATATCGAGGGTGAGGTGATACGCCGTAGCCGGTCTGCCGCCGTCGCTTTTACTCATGAATGAGTAAAAGTCTTCACCCTCAACGAAGCGGTACTGCTCAACACGACGACTGATCCAGTCGTTGAAACGGGTTTGCACACCCATGAAAAGGTGCAGTTCCTGGGCGTCGCACAGTTGCTGAGTGCAGCCCTGCAGCTCGCCCTGAAATACCGGGATGAGATTGGTAGTCACTGTTGCTCTCCTTGTTGCGGCTTGGTGTGAAGCAGAATCACCGCCTGCACTTCCTCATGGCGCGCCGCAATGTGCTTGCGATGCGCCGCCAGGATGGCCTCCAGCTCCAACCCATCGATCACGCCGTCTGCGAGCGCGTCGGCGATGAACTGGTCTACGGCACCACGTTTGGTTGTGGTAACCAGCGAACGGGCATACAGGTCGATGTTGTCGAGTTCGTCCGGGTTGGCGATCGGTACGAACACGCCGCCGTACAGCGCAGCGATGTAGTCAGGCAGATGAGTGGTGCACGCCTCTTGTTCGAGCTGATGAATCTGCTCATCACTCAGCGGGCGGCTACCGGCGTTTTCATAGACGTGGTTGTCCAGCTTCTTCGGCGGGAGCCCCAGCCGAGCGGCGGCACACTCCCGCCCGCCTGGGTAGGCGGCGAGCGTGGCGGTCATCACCTGGCGGCGGCTAGCTAGAATCTCACGCTTCATCTTCTAGTTTTCCCTTTGGCTTAAGCCGGTTACGGTTCAACTGGCCTTGGCGAAGGGCTGCGCAAGCACACCGGGAATCAGCTCTATGCCGATCTGTACGGATAGATCGCGCATGATCGAAAAGGCGATACGGCCATTCGGCAGCGTCTGGGAGCCCGCCCAACGAGCCACGGTCTGAGTGACGGTGCGTGGGTCATACCCCTTGGTGAGGGCGAACTTGCGAAATGTCAGGCCCTGCTCAATCAGGCGAGCATGGATTTGGCGCTTGTTCATGGTTCGACGATCCCCGGTTAGCTAATATGTTCCCAATGCGAGGCGAGGTTAAATTCCCAATCGGGAACAGTCAAGAGGATTTTTCCCATATGGGAATTGGTAGGCGAATCCGAGCTGCAATAGAGGCCCAAGGCCTTACGCTCAAACAGGCAGCAGAAAAAAGTGGAATTCCTTATAGCTCTCTACAGAACTGGGCTGGCGGGCATCGCGATCCGCGACCGGACGCGTTAATTGGCCTCGGTTCCCAATTGGGAATTTCCATCGATTGGCTTTTGTCCGGCGAAGGCGAAATGCTGCGTCGAAATGCCACCGCACATCCCGATCAGGACGAACGCGCCGAGTACGGTATGCCGCCGCCAGAGCGTGTCTTGCTTGAGCTGTATCGCTCCCTAGATGAAGACGGGCAACGCGCCGTCGAGACAGTTGCCCTGGAGAAGAAGCGATTGCGTGATATCGAAATGCAACTAAAGGAGCTAGCCGCCGCTGTTGCCGCGCTTAATCGTTCGCCCTAAAGTGTTCCCATTGAGAACAGACGGAACTATTCCTAATGGGGATTCACTCGCCAAAAGACGTGGAAGGCCTGATCACCGAACTGCAAGAACGGCACGACAAGCTGGTTGCGGTGATGCGCGGCAAGGAAACCACCATGATGGATATTGGCGGGCAAAAGCCGGGCCGCCATATCAAAGCAGAGGCACTCCACTTCGCCGTAGACGACGTGAACACCGCACTGAGGCGGATCAAAGCTCGTTTGGGTAAGGATTGACAGCCATGCCCACCGCCGAAGATATGCCGCGATTGCACTTCATCTACCGGGACGCACACGGTGCGGTCAGTGAACGAACACTGACCCGCTGGAGCGAAAACACCCGCTACATCCAAGGCCGAAGCGAAACCGGCAGCCTTCCCAAGACCTATTGGAAAGACTGCATGGTCCAGTTCCTTGCGGGTGAAGAGCTTTTGCTTAACGAGGCTGCCCCGCTCACGCCGGAACCGAAGCCCAAAGCCTCACCTGATGAACGCCCGCATATCCTCTTTACTGGCTTCAAATCCGCCAAGCGTGAAGTACTCGAGCACGTCGCGGCTGAACAGGGCCTGCGCGTGATGAAGACGGCGAGCAAAACGCTGACCTTTCTCTGCATTGGTGATAACGCCGGCCCTACCAACATCGAGAAAGCCCGAGAGGCCGGAGCATTCATCCTGAATGAACTCCGGTTGCGCACTTTGTTCGAAAGCGGCGAGCTCCTCTGCTAAGTAACTCGCCAGCTAAAAATCTAGGAACCCTTCCAATGACAAGTCTTCAAAAGATCGCATTAACGGATCTCCATTTTGACCCGGAGAACCCGCGACTACCAGAGCATCTAAAAAACGCACCCGATATTGAAGTCCTTGAATATCTTTTAATTGAAGCAAACCTCATCGAGCTGATGCTTTCTATTGGACAGCAAGACTTTTTCATAGGAGAGCCTCTTCTAGTAGCTCCTGACGCCGCAGGGCGCATTATTGTTGTCGAAGGCAACAGGCGACTTGGCGCGCTAAAGATGCTACAGGATACGGCAGAAGCACCCGTTATACCTGGCCAAGTTCGCCAAGCGCGAGAAATGGCGAAATTCAAGCCAAATGATATCCCTTGCCTTGTGTTCGGTAATCGAGAAGAAATCCTTACCTATCTTGGTTACCGCCATATAACCGGAATTAAGGAATGGGGCCCCATCGCAAAGGCTAGATATCTTCGCCAACTACGCGAGCGCCATGGAGATGATCACGCAGAAGCTCACCGCATCCTAGCTAAAGAGATAGGGAGTAAGTCTTCTCACGTCGCGAAGCTGCTTACAGGGCTAGCACTGGTAGAAAAGGCTCGGGACTTAGGCATTCTTCACAGGCTAAGGCTAAAGGAAGACGACATCCCATTTTCACTTATGACCACAGGCATCGGGTATCCCGGCATATGTGATTTTATAGGCATTGCTGGCTCGTCTGACGTCCAAGTGGAGGGTTTGAACGAGAAGCACTTTGCTGAGTTTTTCGAATGGGTCTTTGATAAAAATCATGGTCCCACTGTTCTAGGCGAATCACGAAATTTCGACAAGCTAAACCGAGTAGTAGCTAACGAGCATGCCGTAAATGAACTACGTCGCGGAGCGACGCTAGACCAAGCTGACCTATATACCAGCGGACCGTTAGACACCCTTCGCAAGTTACTGAAAGAAACAGAAGAACGCCTTGGGAATGCCCAAAACGCATTAAACATTGCTGAAGGCATAGAAGCCGCTGACTTAGCGCAGGCTGACAGAATAAGGAAAGCCGCAGCGGTACTCCATGGTTCTATCAGAAGCCTGCTCGATCCGGAAGAATAACAATGATTGTTATCGATAAACCGCGTGATTCTGATGTTCATAGCCTTGCGGATTATGCTGAACTTTTATGCCTTCTGACATACGACCGGCTCTGTTCCCGCGAAACAATTTCGGATCAGATCAAAGACGTCGGAGACTCTAAAGTAACCGACAATGCTCTTGAGGACTGCTTCGCCCACCTAGAGTGGAGGAAGAACGCATTTGGTGCGCATTACCCCTTCGCCATCGACGAGGGGCGTTTCCTTTCCGCAGAGGAAGAAGTAACCTCACCGCAGAAGCTCTATATACTGCTCTTGCTGTGTTCCAACTTACCCTACTTTAAGCGCCTTGATGGCTCCCTTACAAACGCATTTGAAAGAGTTTCGCTTATTGCTATGAAAGGCATCTTCCCTAGCTCATCTGAAATCAGACCATTTGGGAAGTGCGAGACCAATTACACCGGAACTAAAGCTGACAGGCTGAACCGCCTTGCGCAAGATATAGGCGGATTCGGCAGCTGTGATTCGAAGACTTTTCGCGAGAGAGACACTGGCGATGGCGGAGTTGATTTAGTGAGCTGGGTGCCACTCGATCCATATGAACGGCGAAATATCCCTTCAGCCTTGGCGCAGTGTGCCTGCTCTCGTAATGACTGGGCGTCTAAGCAAACCGAAATATCGCACACCCGACTTGGAGGCTATTTGCACCCATCTGTCCCGTGGATGGAGCTGCTATTCATGCCCCATAGCTTCAGAGATAACCACGGCAACTGGGCTGTACGCGGCGACGTTGGAATGACGATAATTCTTGATCGCCTTCGGATAATAAATCAGGTTGGGGAGGACATAAGTTGGAACGATATTGAACCCCCCAAAATACTTGACGACTTCTTAGAAGAACGCCTCTCATTGGTGTAATCACCAAATATTAGGTAAAGCCTCTGCCACCGATTGAAACATTGGCGGCGGTACAGCGTTTCCGATCACCTTGTACCGGTGGCGCATCATGTTGTACTCGAAGTCTTTTTTGCCGCCGGACACCGTCTCGGGAAAAACTATATCTCCACCATGCGTGGTGTAACGGGGCAAGAAGCCTTGCAAGCGTGCCGCCTCTCTGTAAGAGAATCGACGAGCAGGAGCATCTGTCTCAAACTCCCATTTGTCAGTATGGATGCGACGAAGTGGAGGGCTGCAAGGATGTAATGGCATATGGCGCATATGGCTAACTACCGTTTTGCTTATCTCCTCCCAAGCTCTGCGCCGATTTCGCGATAGGTAATACCAGTGGAACGGATCTTCACAAAACTCGCCAGCTGGCCACTCAGGTAAGCCTTCAAGTGCTTCCCTTATGCTGAAGTAAGGTTGATCGGCTGATGGCCCATGAGTCGCAACAGGAAAAGCGAAGGGAGCACCAATGTCCTTCCTGATCCCAACGATGACCAAGCGCTTGCGTTCCTGGGCTACGCCATATTCATGTGCGTTGAGCTGCTGCCAGTACACGTCATAGCCATGATCGCCAGCGTCTGCAAAGCGCTTCAATTGGTCTTCAAGAAGATGCCGATACGTGCTACGTCGCAGGCCAGAAACGTTCTCTGCAATGAATGCCTTTGGCTGGATCTGACTCAATGCACGCGCAAACTCCAGATACAACGTGTTGATCTTCCGGTTGGCCTCGCGCGCACCTCCCTGGCTGAAACCTTGGCATGGGTAGCAACCCACCAAGAGCTCCGCGTCAGGGAAGGTAGTAATCTCGCTCACATCCTCAAGCCGATAATCGGTGGCCGGAAAATTCGCAAGATAAACGTCGCGCGCGTATGGAAGGATGTCGTTGGCCATGATCACATCAAAGCCTGCGGCAATGACGCCGGCATCTGATCCACCGCAACCCGAAAATAATGAAACGGCTGTAGGCATTCTGCTTCCTCTTAGGCGGCGCGATTATACGGCGCCCTTATCCTATATGCATGCATCTCATCCTTTTGCCCGAAGGTTCACGCTCAGGCGTTTCCATTCCCGCTCCACGGCGCGCTGGGCGCTGCTCTTTTCGGCGTACAGGTGCGCCAGGCGCTTGGGGTGCGTCTGGTCGCCCTCGGTGAGTTGGCGTTGCTCGCCAGTCTTGGTGTCGCGGTACCAGGCCAGCACGCCGGTGTAGTTGCCCTGCTCGGCCAGTTCGGCGATGTCATCGGCGTCGGGCAGCTTGGATTCCAGCTCCAGGGCGGTGGTGTAGCTGTCCGGGGTGAAGCTGTGGCGCACGTTGGCGCCGAGCCAGACGATGGCGTCGATCTCCGCCTTCACGCCCACCAGGCTGTAGGTGAGTTCCGGTATCAGCTCTGGCCGGCCCTTGGCCAGGGTGTAGCTGAGGGTGGCGGCACCGCGCTGCAGGCGGCGCCACTCGGCGCGGGCGGCCCGCAGGGCGCTGTCCTGGTCGGCGTAGGTGTGGCGCAGGTCCTTGAGGTTGTCGCCGGCGCCGGCGATGGCCTCTTTCTTCTCGGCGCTGCCCAGTTCGTAGTAGTAGGCCCGGACGCCGCTGTAGCTGTCGCGGTCGGCCTGGAGGAAGCGGTGCTGGTCGCCGTCGGCGCGGGTCAGGCTGATATGCGGCAGTGCCGCGCCGCTGGCGGTGGTGGATTTGCCGGCCGGCATGAACAGCAGGCGTTCGGCCTTGACGCTGGCGATGGCGTCGAACTGCTGGCCCAGGCGGGTGATGAGGTTGGCGTCGGATTCGTTGGTCTGGTCCAGCTGGGCCAGCTCGATCACGCTGAGCGCGGCGCTGATGACGGGGCTCAGGCCGTGGGCGGCGGCAACGGTCTGGATGATGGCGCCGAGGGTCTGGCCGGTCCAGCTGCGTTCCTTCTTGGCCTTGAGGCCTTCACGCAGGTCCGCGCTGCGGGCGCGGATGCTGAGCACGTCCGGCGCGCCGCTGTGCTCGGTTTCGTCCACGGTGTAGCTGCCCTTGCTGACCAGGCCGGTGTCGCTCCAGCCCAGCCATAGGCTGACGGTGGCGCCGCGCGGCGGGATGGCCAGCAGGCCGTCGTGGTCGCTGAGGGTGATGGTGAGCTGGTCGGCCTCCATGCCGCGGTTGTCGGTGAGCTCGATGCTGACCAGGCGCTGCTCGATGTCGAGGGTGATGTCGCGCCCATTGACCACCACGCGGCAGATGGGGCTCGGGTAGGCCGTGGCCTCGCGGTAGGCGTCCGCCGCCTGCTGGGCATAGCCCTGGGCCTGGCCGGCGGCCGCGCCGAGCAGGCCCTTGCCCTGGGCAATGAGCTGGTCGATCACCGCAGCAGCCCCCGCAGGATGTTGCCACCGGCGCCGATCGCGCTGCCGAGCATGTCCACGCGGCCGTCGTCGATGCGCACCAGGCTCAGGGTGAATTCGATGCGCCGTGCCTGGCCGTCGCGGAAGAACAGCGTGCGTGTCTCGCTGAGTGATTCGATCACCCAGGTGCCGTAGATCTTGCCGGTGCCCTCGACCAGGGGCCAGGCCTTGCCGGTATCGGCCATGTAGCGCAGCGTGTCGAGGCTGATCTGCGCGCCGGCAAGCGCCGGCAGCAGCACGCCCGGCAGGGTGATGGTGTCGTCGTCGCGGCCCATGAACTGGCGCGCGGGGTTGGTGCCGATGCGCGCGGTCTTGCCGTGGCGCCAGGCGGTTTGCCGTTGGAGTTCCTGGTAGGCCAGGGTCTCCAGCGAGAAGATGAACATGCCGAGGGCCATCATCATCGATCGTTACTCCTGGTCGTAAAGGGATGACCGTGCGCGGGCGCCCTTCTCGCGCTCGCGGCGGTCCAGTTCGGCGGCTACGGCGCGGGCAATCGCGTTGGCGTCCTGCCCTGGTGCGGCGTTGATAGTGATGGTGATGTTGGCTGGCGCACTGGCAGCGGCAGCAGCCGGAGCACGGGCAGCCAGCGGCGGGCGGCTGTCGATCGAGGGCAGGTCAGCGGCGGCCATGCCGGGCGCAGCGGCGCCGATGCCTACAGCCACCGCCCCGGCAGCGGTGAGGCGCTTGGCGGTATCGGCCAACTGTGACAGCGGCCCGCCCTCGCCCGCGCTAAGGCCCTTCTCCAGCCCCGCCATGGTGTGGCCACCGAGCTCGGCGAATACGCGGGACGGGCTGTGGATGCCGAGTTTTTCCTTGAACCAGCCGATGGCCTTGCCGCCGATACCGGTGATGGCATTGCGGATCTGCCCGACGCCGGCGAGCAGGCCGTTGACCAGGCCACGCACGATCATGTTGCCGAGTTCGGTGAAGCGCACCGGCAGATCGGAGCCCAGGGCATTGAGCGCCGTGGCGAAGCCCCGGTAGATCAGCGACACGGGGTTGAAGTTGGCCAGCGTGGTGACGATGCCGCCCAGCCCACCGGCGAAACCGGCCTTAATCTCGGACCAGAGGCCGAGGAAATACGGGCCGACACGGCCCCAGTTGCGGTAGATGAGGTAGGCGCCGCCAGCGATGGCGGTGATCGCCAGGCCAATGGGGTTCAGCATCAACGCGCGACCGATGAACAGAATGCCCTTGCCCACCAGAGGCAGCACCGTCTTGCCCAGGTTGAACAATGTGCTGGCCAGCCCCGCCCCGCGAATGCCGAACAAGGTCATGCCATAACGGACCATGGCGAACGGGCCGAGGATGCTGGCCATGGCCAGGGTGAGCCCGCCCATGCCGGCCATCAGCACGCCGACGCCGGCGGCGGTCTTGATGATGTTGCTGGCCAGCTTGGGGTTTTCGACAATCCAGCTTTTGACACTGCCCACCACGCTGGCGAGCGCCTGGGTGGTTTCGCGCAGCGGACCGTTCTGCTGCTCCTGGAGCTGGATGCCGAGGTCCTCCCAGGCGGAGGACAGCTCATCCAGGTCACCGACCAGGTTGTCGCCCATGACCTTGGCGGTGCGGGCCGCAGCGCCTCCTGCGTTATTCAGGTCAGCAATGAAGCTTTGCAAGGCGCCACTACCAGCCTGATCAACGAGGTAGGACATATCCTTGACCGCTTCCTCCCCGGCGATGGCTTTCAGTAAGCCACCGCGCGTAGCGGTACCGAGACTCTTGGTCTTATCGTAAACATCCTTGAGGATATCGGGCATTGGCCGCATGTTGCCTGCCGCATCGGCAGTCGCAATGCCGAGCGAGTCCAGTGCTTTCGCTGCTGCTTTCGGTGGCGCTGCCAGCCGGTTCATGATCGAGGCAAGCGCTGTGCCGCCCATACTGCCTTGGATGCCTGCGTCACCTAGCTTGCCAGCCATCGCAGAAACGGTCTGTAGATCAACCCCATACGTCTTGGCGATTGGCGCCGCGTATTTCATGGTTTCGCCGAGCGATACCAAACTGGTATTCGAGTTGGTAAACGCGGCTGTCAGCACGTCGCCAACGCGCCCCATCTCAGTAGCCTGAATACCCATACCGCTGAGAATGTTAGAAGCGATATCTGCAGTCTGTGCGAGGTCAGTGTCGCCAGCCTTGGCCACATTCAGCAGCCCCGGCATCGCGGCGATGATGTCCTCTGGCTTGAAGCCGGCCATGGCCAGGAAGCCCTGCCCCTGGGCGGCATCCGTGGCGCTGAACATGGTGTCCGCGCCCAGCTGGCGCGCCTGGGCGCGCATGGCGGCGAGCTGCTCGTCGCCCTTGTCCAGCCGGGTGAGGGCCTGAACCTTGCTCATGTCGGCGTCGAACTGTACGCCCGGTGCCATCAGCCGCGCACCGGCATACAGAATGCCGCTGCCGGTTGCCAGCCCGCCGGCACCGGTGGCGGCCATGCTGCCGGCCAGCGCCGAAGTGCGTTCGTACTGTTCCTTGGCCTGGCCGAGGCGCTTTTGCTGGGCGGTCAGCTTCTTCAGCCGCCCTTCCTGCTCGGCCAGCACCTGGTTGGTCTGGCTGACCTTGGCGCGCAGGTCGCGCTCATGCTGGCCAAGGTTGCGGGTGCTGATGCCCGCCTCGCCCAGTTTGCTGCGCAGGCCCTGGAGTTCGCGCTGCTGTTCGTTGTGCTTCTGCTTGAGGGCGTGACCCTGGCGGACCGCGCTCTGGAAATCACGGGTGAGCGCCTTGGTGGGCGTGGATGTGCTGGCCAGCTCGCGAGACAGCGCCTTGACGCGCTCGCGGTTGGCCTGCAGGGCGGCGCCGGTTTGCTCCGACGCGCCCTTGAGGGTGCGGAATGAACTGACATCCTTCTGCTGGCCCTGCAGGTGCTTGAGCTCGCTGCGGGTGTCGCGCAGGTTCCGGGCCAGGCCCACCGCGCCGCCCGCGATGTTGCGCAACGGGCGGGTGGCGTTGTCCAGGGCCTGCAGGTTGACCTTGAGGTTTAGATCACGCGCCATGCGTGCGCTCCCATCGTTCGATCGCGCGCTCGCGCCAGTCCATCAGTTCATGCAGGGGCATGGCGTTCATCTGCTCTGGCCCCCAATGGAACACCAGGGCGATGTCCGCCATGACGTCGTCTACGCTGCGGGGGATTCCGCACCCTTCTTCTGCAAAAAACCCGCTACGGCATCCGCGCAGGCCAGCAGGTCGGCGGGGTCCAGGGCGGCGACTTCCTGCTCGGTGAGGCTCGGCTGGCTGATGCGCGGCACCAGGCGGATGGTGGCCGACACGTCGCCGTTGATCAGGTCGCCGAGCTTGAGGCCGCGCAGCTCGCCGGAGGCCGGTTTGCGCAGGGTGATTTCCGCGATCGGTTTGCTCTCGCCGCGCTTGATCGGCTGCTCGAGGACGATGGGGTCGCTGTGGGTGGGTTTAGTCATGAGGTTGCTCCTTGGGTGGTCGGTTGTCACCGGCGCGCGGGGCGCCGATGGGTTGCGAAACGGTGGGCGTTGGCCGTGCACGGGTTACAGGCCGATGGCGGCGCGGTGCTCGGCCAGGCGGTCTTCGCCGTTGACGACGAAGATGAAGTTGAGCAGGTCGATCTCGATTTCGACGTTGCCGTCCACGCTGAGCTTGTAATAGCTGCAGGTGGTGGTGAACGAATGCTCGGTGTCTTCGCCGGACTCGGCATCGCCGAAATCGATCTCTTCATGCCGGCCACGGGCGACCACTTCCACCGCCGAGACTTCGCCGGTGTCGTCGCGCTGTACGGCGCCGGCCCAGCGCAGCATCACGCCATCGGCCTGCACAGCGCCGAACTGGCGCAGGGCGGTCAGGTCCCAGCCACCGAGGGTCCATTCGAGTTGGATGCCGTCGTCACCGTGGCCGAGGTCCACTTTCACAGGGCCGTCCATGCCGGCGCCACGGAAGGATTCGAGCTTGCGGCTGAGGGTCGGCAGGGTGACGGATTTGCACTGGCCAACGTAGCTTTCGCCGTCGTTGAACAGGTTCATGTTCTTGAGCTTTTTAGGCAGGGCCATGGGGGCGCTCTCCTACGGCGCGGCAGGAGCCGCGCGGGTTGATTGGGGTCAGGCCTTGATGCCGGCGGCGAAGGTGACCAGGTGGCGGTCGGTGATGCGCTGGCGCAGGGTCAGGTCCTCGAGCGGCGGCACGGGGGTGTAGTCGTAGTCGAGGAAGAGCTTGCCGGCCTTGAGGGTGTCTTTGTCGTTGGCGGCCTCATCGAACCAGCACTCGCCGCCGATCAGGTAGCCGCCGCGGATCAGCTCGCGGAACTTGGCGTTGATGCCCTCGACGATGTCGCGCACCAGGCTGGCGTGCATGGGTTTGTCCACGGCCCAGAAATGGCCCTCGGCCATGGTGTCGGCCAGTACCTGGGCGGTGCGGGTGTAGTTCTCGAAGGCGAACAGCGGGTCGGCCGAGCAGGTGCGCGAGCCCCAGAAGCGGAAGCCGTCGCGCCTGATGAGCGTGGTGACCTCGTTGGCGTTCAGCAGGCCGGCGTCGGTGGCGGGGTTTTGCAGGTCCCAGTAGATGTCGCGGGACAGGCCCGACACGCCGTTGACCGGCACGTTTGAGAGGGTTTTGTGCCAGCCCACTTGCTGGTCCAGCTTGGCGCGCAGGCCCAGGGCGCGGGCGACTGCGCTGGCCGGCGCGTCGGCGTTGGTGGCGGTGTCCCAGTTGACGAAGTCCGGCCAGATGAGCATCAGCTCGCGGGCGCCGAAGCCGTCGCGGTAGGCGATGGCCTCGCTGACCGTTTCGCAGTTGTGAGCGTTGGCGTAGGCGAAGGCGCGCAGCTTCTCGGCCATGGCCACCAGCTCGGTGGTGACCGCCAGGCTGTCGAGCCCCGGCACACCGAGGATGCGCGGCTTGACGCCCAGCTGCGCCTCGGCCGCCAGCAAAGCCTTCATGCCGGTGTACTGCCCGCCGGCGGTGACGCCGCCGATGATGTTGGAGGTGGTCTCCGCCTCGCTCTCGCCCTCTTCCACACGCACCACGACGGTGACGGGCGATGCCTGGTCGGCGATGGCATCCAGGCTGCGCGCGAGCGTGCCCTGCTCCCCGGCCTTGCCGGAGGCGGTGAGCACGTCGGTGAGCAGGACGGGTTTGTTCAGCGGAAAGGTGACGGCATCGGCATCGCTGGCGGTGCAGACCATGCCGACGATGGCGGTGGAAACGGTGCGGATGGGTCGCGTGCCCTCGTTGATTTCGAGGACGCGGACGCCGTGATGGTATTCGGTCGACATGCGGTCGGCTCCTGCGGCGTTGCCGGATCAGTGAGCCTCAAGGGTGACGCGCGCGCGCAAGGGCGGCGAGCGGTGGGCTGTGTAGCGGGGGGGGTTACAGCGTGGCCACGAAAAATCACCGACTTGCGTGGCTATAGGGATGTCTCTGCTTTAGGTGGTATCAAATAGCCTTTGCTTCCGCAGTCAATTAGGATAAGCGACCAAAGCGAACCAACTAACCGAACTTTATCAGTCCAGCCTTTCTCAGGAACATCACATGCAAAGACTCCACTCAATAGACTACCTACGGGGGCTGATGGCGTTAGCTGTTTTAATCTATCACTTCATGAGCTGGACCGTCGGCGTCCCAGATGCCTCAACAATATTAGGGCGCCTTGGCATTTATGCAGTTTCTACATTTTATATCGTAAGCGGCATGTCGCTATTTATCGCGTACCAGAATTCAGTCTGGGGGACGCAAAATATTTTTATTTTCTTCGTGAAACGCTATCTACGTTTGGCGCCAGCATTCTGGGTGGCTTGCACCATGGCGATTTTACTTCTCGCCGTGATTTCGCCAACATACGTCATCTCTCCAGAGAAGCTTATCGCCAACTTTACTTTGACATTTGGCTTTTATGCGCCATCCAAATATATAACCACAGGAGGTTGGTCGATAGGTAACGAGATGGTATTTTACGCGCTCTTTCCTTTAGCTATGATGATGCCACGAATAAGATCATCGCTCATGGCGATTTCCTTAACTGTTGGCGCAGGGTGTTATTTTTACTTCGCCTTTTTCGGCCTCGAATATGGCAGACCTCTTGCCGATCAATGGAGTGTTTATATTCATCCACTGAATCAAGCTTTTTTATTTTTTGTTGGAGTGTCAACAGCTTGGGCGACTATCAAGTACCAATTGATAGGAAATAAATTAGCACCTGCAATTCTGGCCGCCTCAGCGATAGCGTTCTGTATACATCCTGCATCTGGCGACACCATAAACATAGTCTACGGATGGACACGGCTAGTATTTACCGCTATCTGCGCAGCTTGTTGCTTTGCTGTATTAACGATTAAATTTCGACTCCCTCCGGCTTTAGATAAAATCCTTTTCGCCGCCGGCTATTTATCATACTCCCTTTATATGTTCCATGGTGTATTCGCTGACTTCACACTACACTTTATAGCTCCAGTTTTAGGCATATCAACTCCAATCACAAAACTTGCACTGCTGCTCTGCATAACGCTTCCATGCCTGACGTTGTTCACATTTGCATTCTTCAAATTCGTTGAGAGCCCAGTAATGAGCCTCGGGAAGTTTTTAAGCTCTGACCCGCGCGCTCCGTCAGCATCGAAAGGCGCCAGATACACTAAAGCGGGCCATAGTTAAATATGGAGGTGGCGCCAGGGCGCCTTGTTTTGCAGGCGGCAGCAGCGAACTCAAGCCGGCGCGGAAACCAGGCGCCCTGGCCAGCCCTTGTCGAGCATAGATTCGTCAAATGTGCCTATTGCGAGCTTATTTAGCAGGTCGGCCTCACGATCGAAGCAGGCTTGCACGTGTGCCCTAACGGCAGACGCCACGCGGATGATCTGCTCAGCCGTCAGATCAACGAACCCGTTCACAGTTTTCCAGCTCAGCACGTAGGACGGTTCAAGCATCGCTTGTACGGTTGCCCCTGTGATTAAAGCCTGACTGTCGCGGCCAGTATCTATTTGCATGCCCGATAAACTGATCCCGGCTACCTCTGCCTGCCAGCGGCGGGCGGCGATGGCTTCGACGTAGTTGATAGCAGGCGGAGCCAAGTGAGCCTTGACCTCTCCCACTGTCATAGATACCAAGTCGGCGGCACCGAACTCAGCGCGCTCGTGTTCAGTCTCGTAGGCAAACACTTGGCCACCAGAAGATTTGTAAAACTTGTGATCCATTATCGTAGTTCCACCCATGAGTTTATTGAGGCAGCTGCTGGCAGCGAATACGTGAAGCCGATTGGAACAATAAATGTGACCTGGCTTCGCATAGCTGAAGAGAGATCGCCATACAGCACAAATAGCGCAACCCCGTTAATTAATATATTGGGGGCTTGGTTGGCGCCTGGTACATGCCCGCACACCACCACCGTAATAGGCCGCCCAGTGGAGTTTGTATAAGTTATCCCGCCCGCACGGCTACCCGTCACGTTCTGCCATGTCTGGCCCACGCCAACGCTGCTGTGCTTTTTAAGCTTGGCAGCTGTCACCACAACATCATCCAGCGCACCGCCATCCACTTCATCCTGCGTCCCTACCCGCAGCACGCCCCGCAGTACTTCTGTGGCAGACGCCGCCGCCGATCGCAGCGCCTGAAACACTCGAAGCGCCGTCATCCTGCGGACATTGTTCGTTCCGTCTTCCGCGTCGGCCTGGGTTGCGGTCAGCGCGGCCGTCAATTCGAAGGTGAGCCCCGTGGTGCCCAGGGTGATCGGGCCGTTGGTGGTCAGCTCCCAGACCGTATCGGCGAGCGTTGTGCCCTCTTCCACCGTAACGAGCATGCCCGGCGTTACTTCCGCCGAAGCGTCGGCATCCGATGCGCGCACCCAAGTGCCGGACGCCGCGACGTACAAGCCGTTCGCGCTGGAGGTAGTCTGGCTCTTGACCAGAACCCGGTTGCCGGTAGTGAGCGCTGCTGCCCAATCGCCGCCGGCCTGCACGGTGAGGCCGCTCAGATTGATGTTGGCGGTGGTGGTATAGCGAACGCTTTGCTTGCTGTCGCGGCTGTTCATTTCGGCAGCGATCAGGGCGGCGACTTCTGCCTCGGTGGTGTACTGCGGGTGCGGGTCGGTAGCGGCCAAGTGATTGACGATCAGCGAGTCCGCATAGGCCCGCGTCGCCAGCACCACGCTCGGGTCGATCTTCAGCTGGATGTTCTGGGTGCTACTGGTCACGAGGTTCAGACGCACCACTTGGGTGCGTCCACTGCCCTGAGCTAGTTCCGGCTTATAGGTCGGCGGGCAATTGGCGACCGCGACCAGCACGCCGGCTTCGTCGTAAAGACCGATCTCGCGGATCCACCAGCCCCCGACGTCCTCCGGAATCACCTGCTCGGCGATGAGGATGGCCTCATTGTTCGGATCGACGCTCAGCTGGTTGAGCGGTGCACGGCGGCGCTCGTTGATCAGTGCCGTCTGCATGCGGCTGGGTATCGGCTCGGCGCCGTTGGCATCGCCGACGCCCATGTGGGTGATGGTCCAAGGTACGCCCAATGCTTTGGCGTTCGCATCCTTTGCCGCGCCAGCGGCGGTGAGGATGGCCATGTATTGCGAGTTCTGGTCTGCCATATCAGCGGATGTCCATGGTGTCGATGACGTGTTCGCGCGCGCCCCAGGCCAGCGTGCCGCCGACCTCGATGTCACGCGATGCGGGTGGGTAGACGGTGAGTTCGTCGCCGGTGGTGAGCGCAGCGCCGATGTGCGCGGTGCCGGTGACGCCCAGGCCAATGGCCAGGCCAACCAGGTGGCGGCTGGCGGGCTTGGCGTCGTCGATCAGCCTGGTGAGTTCCTGGTACATCTCTTCGGTGATGCCGGTGTCCAGCACGCCGACCAGCAGGCGGAAGGTGCCGGGCGTGCCCAGCGGGGCCTCCTCCCACCACTCGCGCACTTCAATCAGATAGCCCAGCGGCTCCACCACCCGGCGCAGGGCGCCGATGGTGCCCTTGTGCGCGTGGATGAAGTAGGCAGCCTTGATGGCGGCGCGCTTGGCGCGCTCGGGCCAGGCGCTGGACCAGCGATCGACAGAAAACGCCCAGGCGAGGTACGGCAGAAGTTCCACCGGGCAGGTGTCCGGATTCCAGAGGTCGCGCAGCGGTACCGGCACGCGCTCGATCTGCGCGAGGGCCTCGGCGGATAGCCGCTCCAGCCGGCTGGCGTCGGGTGGCAGCAGGCTCAGGCTCGGCATCAGGCCTCCGCCACCGTGACGGTGAAGCCGGTGCAGTAAGGCGCCTGGGTTTCAGTGGCGACCACGTCGACCCAGCCGGGCAGCACCACGCGCTTGACGCCCTCGATGTGCAGGGCGGCGTCCAGGGCGGAACGGTTGACCTCCTGCCCCAGGCGGCGGCGCTGGTTGACCAGGGCGAGCCCGCGGGCCTCGGCGGCGGCGCGGATGGGCTCGGCCTCGGGGCCGACGGTGTTCAGGTAGAGCACGGCGTCGACGCTGTAGGCCAGCACCTCGGCGCCTTGAACGGTGAGGCGATCGGCGACCGGGCGGCGGTCCTCGGCGCTGAGGTAGGCATCGACCACGGCGAGCAGATCGGCATCGGCACTTCCATCGCCCAGCGCGCTCTGCACGGTGACGACGACCTCGGCCGGATTGGGGCTGATGCAAGAGGCGTCGGCCACGCGGCCGTCGGCGCTGCGCGCGTGGAAGATGTAGGCATTGCGCGGGCCGGCGGTGCTGAGCCCCTCCATGGCCATCTGGATGCGCTCGCGCAGGGGCTCGTCGCCCTCCATCACTGCCGCAACCGGCGGCACGGCGCTGGGGTTGGCCGGAGTGATGACTAGACGGGCGACGTTGAAGCGCGCGCCCACCTGCTCCAGGTCCGCGCGTTTGGCGAAGGCGAGCAGGTTGGCCATCGCCGCCTCGTTGACGCGCTGCCGCCAGAGGGTTTCGCGGTAGGCGTTTTCCTGTAGCAGCTTGGTGAGCGGCTCGGATTCAAGCGCGAGCGTGGCGGCGATCTCGGCCTGCTGCTCGGCGGGCCAGAGGCTGATGGCGTGGGCCTTGCGCGCGGCGAAGATCTGCTCGTAGTCGATCTGCTCGACCACGTCGGGGTCGGGCAGTTGGGCCAGGTCGATGGGGGTGAAGGTGTTCATGCGGCGGCCCCCAGGGCGAGCGGAACGCGCAGGCTCAACGGCTCGTTGCTGTCGGTGCGGGTGCCTTCGAGATCCAGCACGGCCTGGCCGGGGCGGTCACCCAGGAACAGCTGCACGCGGCTCAGGCGGATGCGCGGTTCCCAGCGCATCAGGGCCATGGCGGTAGCGGCGTAGGCCTGCAGGCGAGTGGTGTCATTGAGTGGCGCGTCGATCAGGTCCGCCAACTGGCTGCCGTAGTCACGACGCATTACTCGCGACCCTAGGGGCGTGGTGAGGATGTCGGCGATGGACTGGGCCAGGTGGGCGTTGCCGTCGAGGGTGCGGCCGGTGCGGGAGGACATGCCGATCATGGCGTGGGCTCCTCGGAAACACCGTTGCCGGGCGTGACGCCCTTGGTGCGGTGGTTGACCAGGCTGATGTCGCCGGCGATCACGTCGTCGGTGACGTTGACGGTGCCGGTGATGTGCTGATTGCCGGTCTGGGTGTAGTCACCCTCATGGGTGATGGGACCGATGACGTGCAGCCCACCGGTGGCGACCAGCTTCGCCTTGCCGCCTTCCGGCAACGTGGCGGTCAGCGTGTGGGTGGCGTGGTCGTAATCGATCACAGCCCCGTCCGGGTACTTCCGTCGGCGCAGGTTTGCGCTGTTCGACGGTGCCGGACGTTGCTGTGAATACAGGCCGATCAGGGCGATGCCCTGGGCGGGCTCGCCGCTGGGGCTGAGCAGGATGCATTGTTCGCCGACGGTGGGCGGGTCCCAGTCGCTGCTGGCACCGGCGCGCAGGGCCAGCCAGGGCAGATTGGGCACGCTGAGCCCGCCGGTTTTGACCGTGCAGCGCGCAGCCTGATGGTCCACCGCGGCGATGGTGCCGAGGCGGATCAGGTTGTCGAGGCGGCGCAGGATGTCGGTGATGTTCATGCCGCCATGCTGGCGGTCGCGCGAGGGAGGGGAAAGAGCTGGACCCTGTAGCGCTATGCGCTACAGGCTGTCGTCAGGCCTTACTTGAAGACGCAGAGTTCAACGCCATCATTGGCGGACGAGCAGAGGAAGGGCTCAGGACGCACCTGCCCGGTGAACGCGGGACTCAAGCTCTGTGCTTCCTGAGTGAAGTATGCTGCCACCGCCGCATCATTGTCACTCCGAAGACCGAGCGCAAGCCCGAGTGCCCCAGCCTGGTTGTGAGGAACGCTGTTGTCGAGCAACTCTTGATTCGTCGCAAACTCGGCTTTGGAAACCGTCTTGTAAGCGGCCAGTTTTGGGCCACTTTCCAACAGCTCGAAAGCGACAAGATTCGTAACCTTAGTGTTCTTCTTCACTTCGTTTTCGTATGCGGACAATCGGCTGCTCGCATATTCGTCTGCTGCGCTCTTCGCTTTGTCTTCAATATTGATCAAGTAATCCAACTGGCTTTTCACTAGCGCCACTTTCGCTTGCGCTTCTGTGATGTTGTTCTGCGCTCCCCACTGGATCTGTTCCAGCTCTTTTTGTAGGTACTCGACGCCGTTCACATAGGATGTGACCACGTACTCGGGCTCGTCAGATGCCAGCGCTTTTTCCAGGCCGGCTTTCTCATCTGCGAGTTCGCGCTGCTTGGCCGCGATTGCCTGTTTATACTTGCCTTTCAAGCGATCGGGTTCTGGGATTGCGTGTTGATACCACTCTTCAACCAGCCGTCGCATGCTGAAATAACTATCTAGCAAGGACTCTTTCCTTGATGTTACTGCGGCTTGCTCCGATGCCAGAGCTCGCTCCATCAAGGCGTCGGGAAGTTCGAATGTGCAGAGCACGGTGACTACAACGTTGTCGCGTGCATCTGTCATGGACTCCCATTTCTGATCGTCGCATTCCTTACGGCTATCGAGGAGTACGCCAATCTTGTGCTTCCTGCCTTCATACTTAGCTTCTCGGACTGTATCAACATTCGACTCCGAGCATCCTTGCAGCAGAAACATCGAAAGTCCTAGGCAGAAAGGCCGAAATCTGTACATTGAAACATCCTTTATTGTGAATGCTGTAAGTCGAGGTTGGGTTGGCGATGGCGTCTCACAAACACCAAGCCGGACGGCAGCTTAGGGGTAATGATTGCACTTTGTCATCATGTGAGATGACGAAGTAACGATGAGCGGATGGTGTCGAGGTCCCCATCGCTGAAGCCGAGCAGCTCGCGGCGCTGGTATTGAACGTCGGGCGAGTTGCGGCCGGGCTTGTCGCGCAGGCCGTACTGGTGCACGCGGGCGATGCGCGACAGGCGCCCGACGAAACCTATGGCGATGCTACTGGCATCGCTCTGCAGGCGCAGGTAACGGGCGGTGCGCAGTTTGGCGAACATCTTGCGCTGTTTGATGCGGCCGGCCTTGGCGCGCAGTGGCTGCCTCGGCTTGCGCGGCGCAAAAGGTGTGCCGCCCGGGTTGCGCTGGGTGGCGATGCGCTTTTGCTGGCTGCGGCGCAGGTCGCGGGCGATGTCCTGGGTGACCTGGCGGCGTTCCTTGGGCTGCAGCTGGTTGAGCAGCGCGCCGGCCCAATCTTCCAGGGCGTGCAGGTCGTCAGCCATTGTCGCCCCAATCGACTACTGGCTCGGCCGGGTGGCTGACCTCCAAGGTGCCGTCATCCAGGCGCTTGACGATGACGCGCTCGGTCAGGGGCAAGGTGATGGAGAGGTCGACCTTACTGTTGTCGAGGATGTCGGCCTCGAACTTGATGGCGTCTCTGCCCTTTTCGAGGTTCTCCATCAGCTCGCGCTGGTTGATCAGCACCCAGGAGAACAACGGGATGGCGACGGCGTCCGGACTGCCGGCGAAGTCGGTCAGGATGATGTTGAGGGTGTAGCTGTATTCGAACGACAGGCCCGGGGCGGCGGTGCTGCGCATGCTGCCGTTGTCAACGAATACCAACAGGCGGTCGGGGTTGCGCTTGAGCTCAGGGATGGCGGCCAGCAGGTGGTCGCGCAGGGATTCGGGCTTTTTCATGGCTGCTCGGCTCGGGCGTTGTGCTCCACCACCAGGTCGACCTTGGCGGCACATTCGGCCCAGGCGCCCATGAGGTAGTCGCTGTCGTCGCTGAGCTCGCCGTTATCGATCGGCGCCGCCGGGGCCAACGTGCAGCGCGTCACGACCGGACAGCCACTGACGGTAACCGTCTGCTCCGGTGATGGCGGGACGCTGGTGCAGGCGGCGAGCAGCATCAGGCAGAGGCTGAGCAGCCCAAGTCGCATGGGTGGGGTCTTCACGGCGGCGTTCCTTCTTCTTGAGCTGGTCGGTGGCCTGGGCCTGGCGCAGGTCGCTGAGGTTTTGTTGCAGGGCCTGCTGGTCGAGACGCTGGGCTGCCACTTCGCCGGTGAGGCGGGTGATGGTGGCGGACTGGCGGGCGTTGCGCTGGTTGGCGGTTTGCAGGCGCTCGTCGGCGAGTTCCGCGCGGGCCTCGGCGGTGGTGATGCGCTGTTGCTGCATCCAGATGAGCAGGCCGAGCGCGGCGACCAGGGCGAGGCCGTAGAGGAGTTGGCGGGTGGTGTTCATGCCGCTTGCTCCAGCAGCAAGTTGATGATCCAAACCAGCATGCCGACCTGAAAACACAGGGTGATGAGGTCCTCGCTGCGCCCGGATGTCCGCTGTCTGGGATATGCGCCCTGCAGATGATGGGTAGTGGCGCCAACGCCAATGACGGCGAAGACAAGCATGGTGATCAGATAGGTTGTCATGCGGCTTTCTCCTGCTCATCGGCGAACTGGGCGTAGGCCCTGGCCAGCTTCACGTCGTAGAGGTTCTTGGCGTAGTTCGGGCCGTTGTAGATCCGGGCGAATTGTTTCCAGCTGCGGGCTTTGAGGGCCTTGTGCAGCGCTGGGTCGGTTTCGATGAAGGTGACGAAGGCGTCGAGCTGGGCGGCTTCGCTGAGGGCCATGGTGTCGGCGAAGTGCTGAACGTCCTGGTAGCCGAGACGCTGCCAGTGGTAGCCCATGATCTGGAACAGGCCCCAGCTGGCGGATTCGAAGGCGGATTCCTCGTGCACCATCCGGGCGGCGGCCAGGCGCTGATTCTCGGCAGTACCACCCAGGTAGCCGCCTGGGGTGCGGTTGACGACGGCTGGGACGGCGACGGCCAGCGCATCCGCTTCGGCTTCGCTCAGGCCGTTGGCCTGCAGGCGGGCGTGCATCACGTGGCGTTCGAAGAGGATCACCGGTCGGCCGTTATCGGCGAAGCCCTCCCCTTTGCTTTCCACCTGGTTGACGGCCATGACGCTGGCCAGCGGCACGCCGAGCCGGTCGGCAGCCTGTTGTAGGTCCTTGCGCTTGAGGTAGCGCGAGGTGTCGAAGCCCTTGAGCGCGGCCTGGGTTTTCGGGCCGGCAACGCCATCGTCCACAAGGCCGACGCGGCGCTGGTAGGCGCGCACCACAGCCTCGGTGTCGTCGCCAAAGTCGCCGTCGACCTGGATGGCGAAGCCGTCCAACCTGAGCGCGGCCTGCAGGTTGCGCACGGCGAGGCCGCGCGAGCCGTTGCGTAGGAGCTGTGTCATAGCTGGTCCGCCTTTTTCTTCAGGACGCGCTTGGCCGCCTCGCGGCTGACCTCGACGCCGAACAGGCCCACCATGCAGGCGAGAAAGACGCCGGCCTCCTGGGGGGCGCCGATCAGCGAGGGGCCGTAGGAGACGCCGACGCCGAGCATGCCGCACAGGGGCGCCTCGAGCAGGAGCTGACGCACCCGGCCGCCGCTGTAGATGATTCGCCAAATGGCAATGAGCATCGCCAGGCCACCGGCATAGAGGGCTGGGAAGTTGTGTTCCAGCCAGGTGGCGAAGAACGCCCAGGTTTCCGGTCTGTCAGGCATGTGCTTCATCCTGTTGCCCTGCGGTTGTGATGGTGTGAACGCGCTGCACGACTTCACCCAGCAGCGCGGGGCTGTAGCGCTGCGCCAGGGGGAAGCCCAGGGCGGCGGCGCAGAACTCGCTGCAGAACATGCGGCGGCGGTTGTCGATGGTCAGCGGCAGCAGCTGGCTGCCGAACAGGCCGAGCCAGTCGTAGCCTTTGCCCTGGTGCTTCTCGAACAGATGCAGGATCTGGCGAGGGTCAGCCCAGGGCACCGGGATCAGGTCCCAGTGCTCGAGGTCGAGCTCGATGCGCTTGGCGCGCACGCCGCCGTCCATTGCTGAAGCAGACAGCCAGCGGCCATCGGGCATGACCAGCTCGCAGTGGCTGTAGGCCGAGCGCGTCCAGAGGCGGATCAGGCGGTTGAACAGCGTGCCGCGGCCCTTGTAGAGCGCGAGGTAGATCAGTCCCATAGGTTCACCATTTGGCGTTGTTCGGCGCGCACGGGCTGTTCGGGCAGCTGGACCAGGGTGCCGTGCGGGATGACCGGGCCGAGGTCGGCCAGGCCGGGGTTAGCGTCGAGCACCTGCTCGACCACGCCAGCGGTGCGCCCGTAGTGCCGCCAGCAGAGCGCGTCCAGGGTGTCGCCCTGCTGGGCGCGCAAGGCGGCCATCAGATGAGCTCCACGGTGGTATGCACGCGGCCGAGGATGCTGCGGATGGCCCAGCGGGCATCGCGGCGGTATTCGTCGGCGGTAGGGGTGAGCGCTTCGGCACGCTCGGCGCCGTCGCCGGTGGCGCTGTAGTCGCGGTAACGCTCGGCCAGCTCGGCACCGGCGCTGCAATAGATGGCGCGGCGGTAGAGGTGCAGCAGTTCGGACTCGCCCTGGATCTGGTCGGCGGGCACGTCGGCCAGGTGCTCATGCCCGGCAGCGAGCTGGGTGAACTTGAAGCGTTTGAGCTCGCGGTTGACCTCGATCACGGCGTTGACCGCTGCGGTTTCCAGCCGGACATCGGTAATGCTGCCGTCCAGGCGCAGGGATTCTCGGAGGTGCTGGCCGTCCAGCTCGGGGAACCAGCCATCGTTGGTGATGGGGTGCGGCTTGTGGCTGCCACCGGCTGCGATGAATGCGCTCATGGTTGCGGCTCGAATAGGTCGGCGGTGGTCGGGGCTTCACGACAAGGCCAAGGAGAAAGCCTGTCGATCAGCCCCGAGCCGCCGAGTGCGTGGGGGACGCTCAGTTAGCGGGGGGCTCGCCGGTACCGGAGTCGGTGCCCTGCTCGCCCGGGTTGGGTTGATCGCCTTCGCCCGGGGCGGGTTTGGCGGTCTCGTCGGCCGGTGGCTCGCCGGTGCCGGTTTCGGCTGGCTTGCTTTCCGCGTGTTTCTTCAGGAGGCGATCGACGCGCTCCAGATCCTTCTTGCCGCCGCAACTGCCGTGCCGGTCGATGGCTTTGATCAGATGCGCCTTGGCTTGCTCCAGCAGTTCGCCGTCCGGCTGTTGCTCGTCCACTTTGCTCAGCAGGGCCTTGCCGATAGCCAGCAGCAGCTTGGCGCGGACCTGGTCGGGCATGTCCTGCTCGGCAGTGATGTGCTGTGCCTGCTCCAGGACGAACAGCGGGAACTCGCCGCCGGCCTTCTGCGCCTTGAGCGCGGCGTTCGCCACTTCCTCGGCCAGCAGGCAGCCGGTGGTGCGCTCGAAGCGGTCCGGCATTTTCAGGCTGTGCTTGAGCACGTAGGCACCGATGGTCAGCGCGTCGGCAAACTCGCCGGCATCGATGCACCACACCATGAGGGTGGTGAGCACATCGTCCTGGGCGCCGTTGCCGGCGGACAGCACCCCCTCGATGTACGGTGCGTAAGCCGGAATCAGCGTGCGCTTGAGCTCGGCCTTGCCCTGCTCCGACTGCACCTGTTTGAGGCGCAGCCGGTCCTGGTTGAGCTGCAGCAGCTGCTGTTCGTAGGCGGTGGCGCCAGCCATGGAGCGCTCCGGCGCCACTTCTGCGGCTTGCAAGGCTGCGCGTTTGCGCAGCTGGTTGCGTTGGGCTGGGCTGAGCATGGCTTACACCGCCTCGATGTTTTCAACCAGGGCGACCAGACCGAAGTCCTCGATCACGTAGGCGTCATTGCTCGACTGGTAGTCAGCGACGCGGTCGTACTCCGGCTCATCCTTCACATGGCGGCGGCGCGCGCCTTCCTGGAAGTAGATGGACAGGTTGGAGAGCGTGGTAACCAGCACGGTACCGGCCGGGAAGAACGGCGCATCGACGATTGGCAAACCGCCCAGGCGGGCCTTGGTGACGATCTGGTCAGCGGCATTCTCTTCGACGTTGGAAGCGGCACCCTTCTCGACCGCAGCGAGCAGCTTGTCGTGCAGCAGGTCGCGGGAAACCATGACCACCAGGTTGGGGTGGCTGCGGTGCCAGGGCTCGAGCATCTGCACGGCGTCGAACACCACTCCATCCAGGGTTTTGTAGTCGCCGCCGGCGCCGATGGTGACCTTGCCGGAGGCCTCGACTACTTCGTCCAGGACGCGATCAGGCGCGCCGGTGCGGATCTTCTCCAGCCAGCCGATGTTGACGTCCTGCAGCAGCGGGTTGGCCGCGATGTCGGAGGTGGCCGCGGCGCTGGTGCCGTTGAAGCCGATCATGATGCGGTCGAGTGCTTGGCGCTCGGTGATGGCGGCGGACAGGCGCGCCTGGAAGTCCTTGAACTTGGCCCAGGCGTCGATCAGCGCGTAGGGGAACGAACTGTCGAAGTTGGTCTGCTTGCAGGCGTAGGTGTCTTTGCTCAGCACGCTGCGCTCGACCGGGTTGCGGCGCCCGCCGGTTTTGGTGTTGGTGCGGCTGGCGATGGGGCCATTGACGCCCAACAGCAGCGCTTCGCCTTCCTGCTGTTCGACGGGGATGATGTTGATGCGCTTGAGCAGGCCGCTGGCCTCCTGGATCGCAGTTTCCAGCTTCTGCTGCACGGTGGGGGCGACGTTGAACTTCTCGGTGGCGTTGTCGACGCCGTTGAGCTTGGCCACCTGCTGCAGGTAGCCGTTGAACAGTTTGCGGGTTTCGTTACGCATGGGTTACTCCGATGATGGGCGGCTGCTGGCAGGTGCCTGGGGTTAAAACTCGGCGAGGACGATGCCGTCGCCGCCGGATACTGGCGGGCGCTGGCTGTGCTTATCGTCTGGGGTGCTTTCTAGGCGCTTGAGTAGGCTGTTGAAGTCGGTCGTGAGCTGTGCAACTTGGGCGACCAACTCGGAGCGGGCGGCAACCTCGGCAGTAAATTCTTCTCCCTGCTCCTTCGCGTGAGTAGCCAGCGCTTCGAGGGCATCGGTCAGCTCGGCGAACTGGGCGTCATCCTTGACCGACTTGTCCTTGACCTTGCCGAGAATGCCCATCACGCGGGTAAAAAGGCCGTCGGTCTTGCTGGGTTCTTCGGTGAATTCTTCGAACTCGATTTCGGTTTCGACCGCCTCACTGAACATGGAAGTAGCCGAGTAATGACGATCCTTGAACGGGCTGGCGTCTGGTTTCTGGGCGGAGAAGGCGAGCACGTCGGTACCGAGACTGGCGGGAGAGTCGGTCACGGCCAAGCCGACGATGTAGGCCTCACCAGAGTCGGCGAAGCTGTCGTCAATTTCGATGGAGGTGTAGATCTTCTGCTTGGCTTTGTTCATGGCCACCAAATCGGCCGTCGGCTCAATCTGGGCGAACAGGGCTAACTTCTTCTGGCCGGCAATATCGACTTCTTCTGCTTTTACGGCAGTGATGTCGCCGTAGGCCTTGAAAGGGCTGTCAGGCAGCACGCTGCGGAAGTGCTCCAGCCATACACGAGCACCATAGGTGTTCTGGTTGAAGTTCTTGGCGGCTTGCTCCAACCAGGAACGCTCGATTTTGCGTTTGTCGGTGGTGGCGCCTTCTACGGCAACACGGAACCAGTTGGAGCGGAATTTCTTGGCGGCGGCGGACATGCTTGGGAATCCTCAATGCGGGTTTCGCTGTGAGGGCATGGTCGGCAGGCTGCGCAGTACGGGCAATCGGCCAGCAGTGGATGGGGCTCAGGTACAGGGCGCGGCGCTAACAGGCTACGCGCGCGGGCGACACCATCTGCGCCATGAACGCAGCCACCGAACTCCCCGCACAACGTGATAACCGCCGCCAGGCCAAGTTTTTGTACTGGACGGGCTGGCGTATCACCGATATCGCCGACTACCTGGACGAGAAGGAAAAGACCGTCCACAGCTGGAAAACCCGCGACGAGTGGGACCGGGCCGACAACGTCGAGCGCATCGGCGGCGCCCTGGAGGCGCGGCTGGTGCAGCTGATCCTGAAGGACGGCAAGAGTGGCGGGGATTTCAAGGAAATCGACCTGCTGCACCGGCAGCTGGAGCGGCAGGCGCGGATCGAACGATTCAAGGGCGGCGGTACCGAAACGGACCTCAACCCGAACCTGGCCAAGCGCAACGAGGGGCCGAAGAAGGCGCCGAAGCGCAACGAGTTCAGCGAGGAGGACATCGAGAAGCTGGAAGAGGCGTTCCGCGACGGATGCTTCGACTACCAGCTCGACTGGTACCGGGCGATGAACATGCGCACGCGCATGCTGCTCAAGAGCCGGCAGATCGGCGCCACTTTCTACTTTGCGCGGGAGGCGCTGATCGACGCGGTGCTGACGGGGCGCAATCAGATTTTCCTGTCGGCGAGCAAGGCGCAGGCGCATCAGTTCAAGAACTACATGCAGGACTTCGTGCGCGATGTGCTGGGCACCCAGCTGACCGGCGACCCTATCGTGCTGTGGAACGGCGCGGAGCTGCACTTCCTCGGTACAAACTTCCGCACCGCCCAGGGTCGGTCCGGCAACTTCTACTTCGACGAATTCTTCTGGGTCCACGGCTTCGACGAGCTGAACAAGGTGGCGTCGGGCATGGCCCTGCATAAGCATTGGCGCAAAACCTATTTCAGCACGCCCTCAAGCATGGGGCACCCGGCCTACAAGTGGTGGACGGGCGAAAGGCTGAACAAGGGCAAGCCGGCCTCGAAGCACATCAAAATCGACCTGAGCCACGACGCGCTGGCGCCGGGCAGGTTCTGCACCGAGGACAAGATCTGGCGGCAGATCGTGACCATCCTCGACGCCGAGCGGCGCGGCTGTGATCTGTTCGACCTGGACGAGCTGCGGTTCGAGTACAGCGCCGAGCAGTTCGCCAACCTGCTGATGTGCGAGTTCGTAGATGACGGGGCCAGCATTTTTCCGCTCGCGATGCTGCAGCCATGCATGGTGGACAGCTGGATCGAGTGGGATGAGGACTACAAACCATACGCCGCGCGGCCCTTCGGCGATCGCCAGGTGTGGGTAGGCTACGACCCCGCCGAAACCGGCGACAGCGCCGGCCTGGTGGTGGTCGCGCCGCCGCTGGTACCGGGCGGCAAATTTCGGGTGCTGGAGCGGCACCAGTTCCGCGGGATGGATTTCGCCGCCCAGGCCGAGGCGATCCGCCAGGTGACCCAACGCTATTGGGTGACCTATATCGGCATCGACATGACGGGCATGGGCTCGGGTGTGGCACAGCTGGTGAAGCAGTTCTTCCCGAACCTGACGACGTTCAGCTACTCGCCGGAAGTGAAAACGCGCCTGGTGCTCAAAGCCTACGACGTGATCCACAAGGGCCGGCTGGAATTCGACGCCGGCTGGACCGACCTCGCCTCCTCGCTGATGGCGATCCGCAAAACCACCACGGCCAGCGGCCGGCAGCTGACCTACACCGCCGGACGCACCGACGAGACCGGCCACGCCGACCTGGCCTGGGCGTTGTTCCATGCCCTGCACAACGAACCGCTTGAGGGCATGACCGCCCAGAACACCAGCTTTATGGAGATCTACTGATGACCACCGACATCGTCGCCGCCCCAGCCCCCGGCATTGAAGCCTTCACCTTCGGCGACCCCATGCCGGTGCTCGATGGGCGCGAGATCCTCGACTATCTGGAATGCTGGCTGAATGGGCGTTGGTACGAACCGCCGCTGTCCCTGGATGGGCTGGCGAAGTCGACCAGGGCAAGCGTGTTCCTACAGTCGGGCCTCAACTTCAAGCGGAACATGCTCGAGCGAACATTCAATCCGCACCGGCTGCTGAGCCGGCAGGCGTTCGGCCAGTTCGCCCTGGACTGGCTCTGGTGTGGCAATGCCTACCTGGAGCGGCGCCGGAACATGCTTGGCCAGGCGCTGAGCCTGCAGCCGACGCTGGCCAAATACATGCGGCGCGGGGCGGATCTGGAAACCTACTACCAGGTGCGCGGCTGGAAGGATGAGCACGAATTCGCCCCGGGCACAATCTGCCATTTGCGCGAGGCGGATATCAACCAGGAGGTGTACGGGTTGCCGGAGTGGTTGTCCGCGCTGCAGAGCGCGTTGCTCAACGAGTCGGCCACCCTCTTCCGCCGGCGCTACTACCAGAACGGTTCCCACGCCGGGTTCATCATGTACATGACCGATGCGGCGCAGAAGGAAGAAGACGTCGACGCCCTGCGCACCGCACTGAAGTCGGCCAAGGGGCCGGGCAACTTCCGCAACCTGTTCATGTACGCACCGGGCGGCAAGAAGGACGGCATCCAACTGCTGCCGGTGAGCGAGGTGGCGGCCAAGGATGAGTTCGGTTCGATCAAGAACATCAGCCGCGACGACCTCCTCGCCGCCCTGCGCATCCCGCCTCAGCTTATGGGCATCGTCCCGCAGAACGCCGGGGGCTTCGGCTCACTGCGCGAGGCCGCTGAGGTTTGGGCGGTCAACGAGCTGGAGCCGATTCAGGCGAGGCTGAAGCAAGTGAACGAGTGGCTAGGGGATGAGGTGATCAGGTTCCGGCCGTTCGAACTGCCAAGCCGGAACTGACCAGCACGGGCCACCCGGAAACTTTAGCTACTTGCTCAACAAAGCCGCCTTCGGGCGGTTTTTTGTGCCTGCGCGAGGCGCCTTTTCGCTGCCCCTATAGCAAGCAAGGCCCCAGCAAACAATAGCAAAACCGGCCCTCCAAGTCCATCTTTAACGGCCCGCAAACCCAGTATTCATGCGGGCCACAGCCGATCCAGCCCCCATCCGGCCATCAGCCCGCTGACCAACCGCCCAGCCTCGGCCAGGTCGCCGGCAGCCGACCCCGACCGGTCGGCCACCCCACCCAAACCCAGCCAGCACCCGGCGCGCGCCGTTGTCCCCCCACCTCACCTGCGGGCTAAACAGGTCGCTTTCACTGCAGCCCTGCACTCAGGCCAAGGCGGCCCAGCGCCTGTGCTGGCGAGGTGATCGGCAACGGAGAAATACCTGCGGAACCCTGCGAGGGCACGCCTCATACGCGAGCGCTCGCGGCCTCAGAACTCAGAATCGATTTCTGAAACGGGTAATTTTGGTAAGCGGTCTGATTTTCACGGCTGGAAGCCTCGTATTTGCTGGGCTTGAGCGATTACCTCGGAAGGTAATTTGAGGTAAGGCGAAAGGTAATTTTTTCCTAAGTACCTGATTTTAAAGGCCTTGGCATTTCTGACAGCTGACCCTTGATTTAGGTAATTCGATTACCAATCTATCACCCTATTATTACCTTTAACCCAATACGGCAAAGCCTTGATTTATAAGGGCTTTCTGGCATTTCAGAATAGGGATTACCTAAATTACCTGTTTTCGATGGGTCAACCAAAATCGCGGCTAACGCCTTGGGGGGGCCTGTTATGCCCGCACCCGCTCGTACCTTTGGGAACAATATGGGAACACTCACGCGCCCATTTTCCCCTTCCAGAAACGCCGAAGGCCCCGGAATACGGGGCCTTCGGTTCACGATATGGCGGAGGAGGTGAGATTCGAACTCACGGAAGAGTTTCCCCTTCGACGGTTTTCAAGACCGTTGCATTCAACCGCTCTGCCACTCCTCCGCAGAGAGCGGGCGCAATAGTACCGGAACGAAACACACTGTCAAACTCTGTTGTTAGGCCGCAACAAAAGCTCTGCTATGATCCGACACATCCGTTTTCAGGCTGAATACATCTACAGGAGCGTCGCCATGCACGAGCAACAGTACGCATCTACGCACACGCAGGTTGAACAAAGGGAAGTCAGCCGCGTCTTGCGCAACACCTATGGTCTTCTGGCCATCACTCTGGGTTTCAGTGCCCTGGTCGCCTACATGGCGATGCAAGCCAATGCGGCCTACCCGAACATCTTCGTGGTGCTGATCGGTTTCTACGGTCTGTTCTTCCTGACCGTCAAACTGCGCAATTCGGCCTGGGGCTTGTTGTCCACCTTCGCCCTGACCGGATTCATGGGTTATACGCTCGGCCCGATTCTCAACATGTACCTGGGTACTGCCAACGGCGGTGAACTGATCGCCTCGGCGCTATCGATGACGGCGCTGGTGTTCTTCGGCCTGTCCGCCTTCGTGCTGATCACCCGCAAGGACATGAGCTTCCTCAGCGGCTTCATCACCGCCGGTTTCTTCGTCCTGCTGGGTGCGATGGTCGCAAGCTTCTTCTTCCAGATCAGCGGCCTGCAACTGGCGATCAGCGCCGGTTTCGTACTGTTCTCCTCGGTCTGCATCCTCTACCAGACCAGCGCCATCATCCATGGCGGCGAGCGCAACTACATCATGGCCACCATCGGCCTGTACGTTTCGCTGTACAACCTGTTCATCAGCCTGCTGCAGCTGATGGGCATCATGAGCGACGACTGATCGCTTGTTGCTGAATGAGCCCGCTTCGGCGGGCTTTTTCGTTTCTGCAGCTGGCGTATCATGTCGCTCAGCTAGCAAGGTGTGCCATGAAATTCGTAATCGCTCTGTTTTCCCCCGCCCACTCCCCCGCTTCGCGGCGCGCATTGCGCTTCGCCGAGGCGGTGCTTGCCGGTGGGCACGAAATCACCCGCCTGTTCCTCTATCAGGACGGCGTGCACAGCGCCTCGGCCAATACCGTGACCGCGCAGGATGAGCTCGACCTGGCCGGTGAATGGGAGCGTTTCGTTCGTAGCCATGCGCTCGACGGCGTCGTCTGCATCGCCGCTGGCCTGCGCCGGGGCGTCCTGGACGCGCGGGAAGCCCAGCGCCATTCGCGTCCCGCTGCGAATCTCTCGCCCGTGTGGGAGCTTTCCGGCCTGGGCCAGCTGCACGAAGCGGCACAACAAGCCGATCGCCTCGTCTGCTTCGGAGGTCACTGATGCCGCGCTCGATGCTGATCATCACCCGGCAATCGCCCTGGTCCGGCCCATCGGCGCGCGAAGCGCTGGATATCGCGCTGGCCGGAGGCGCCTTCGAACTACCCCTGGGCATGCTGTTTCTCGACGATGGCGTGTTCCAGCTGGTCCAGGCTCAGCAGGCCGGGCAACTGCAGCAGAAGGATCTCACCGCCAACCTGCAGGCGCTGCCCATGTTCGGTGTCGACTCACTGTACGCTGCCCAGCGCAGCCTCCAGGAGCGCGGCCTGGACCAGAACGCGCTGTCGCTACCGGTAGAAGTCCTGGACGACACCGCGCTGCGCGCCCTCATCAACCGCTACGACCAAGTGATAACGCTCTGATGGCCACCCTGCAC